CTTAATTTTTACAGAGACGTTCACGCACAAGAATATTAAAGACACACACCCTACAATGTCAGAGGTGCGTTCAGGTTCTAAAATTCCAATTTTAGAAGATAACGAGGACTATGGTTCATTCCCTTTTACCGAAGGAAATTGTACTTTACCAAGTTGTACAATTACAGATAACTGGAGCGTTCACACTTGGCAATTAGGGCAAATTGGATGTGAGGTTACTATTTGTATGGAAAACTTTGCTAATGACTTCATGGCGTTTTTCAATACTTGGAAAAAAATGAACGGAGACGACATCGAAAGCGCTGTTGTTCAGTTTATTGTTGAAAGATTCCAATCACGTCATTTAAAAGCTGAAATTCGCGTTGCTTACTTTGGAGATACAGCAAGTTCAGATGATTTAATTAATGGTTTTGATGGTTTCTTCGTTCAGTTAGAAGCGAAATCTGTAACAGGTGTTAATCACGTGGTTATTACAGAGAACGCAGAAGCTACTGCTGCATTACAAACTATTACTGATGGAGAGAAAATCTATGAGTATTTAGATAAGATGTATGAATTAGCTGCTCAAAAAGCATGGTTTGACCCTGCTAATATGGTGTGGCGTTTAGACCGTACTTTAGTTCAAACTTTAGTAGGATGGTTGAATCGTCAATCAGACTTAAAAGGAATTTCTTGTGATTGTGTTGACCCAACTAAAGTTACACAAGCTAGAGTATTCACTTGGGACAACCTTTCAATATTTGGTATCCCAGTTGAAGCTATGCCTTTCTTGGATGCTATGAAGTCAATTGACGAGTTGTACAACTCTGTTGATGGAACTTTTGTAAATAGAAATAGAATCATTCTATCCCGCAGAGAGAATATGATTTTAGGCTACGAAATTGAAGATACACTTAACCGATTCAAATTAGGTTATGACGAAAGAAAGAATGAGATTTATGTGCAAGGAGCTTCTTTGTTTGGGGCTGGGGTACCTAAAGATTCATTTATTTTAGCGACTGGAGTTCTTGTAGAAGAATAAGAAGAAGAAGAAGGCGAAGGCGAGGGATAAAAAAATAACAACTATAAGGGCGTGAAATATCGCCCTTTTTAAAAAATAAAAAATATGGCAATTGAATCAATTTGCGCTACATTGTTAGCGGGTCAGGAAACTACGTGTGAGCCAATCAAAAGAAGATACTTCCAACAAGCTGTAATTATTCCTAAACAGGACATTGACCCTTCTAGTGTGGTTATCACTAAAACAGACTATGAAAGTGAAACTCCGACTTGTTCGTACAACGTAAGCTTTCAGTTAAAAGAAGGTAAATCAGGTAAGGTGTTTATCGGGCCATCTAACGGTAGTAATTTCTTCGGAGCTTACGATAAAACCACTTCCGATTTAGGATTTTCACAATACACGCACAGAGCGTCTATCTTAATTGTTGGTGCTACTGAAGTCGCGAAATGTATCTTGGAATCATTAGACAAAGGAAACTATGTTGTTGCTTACCAATTTACAGATGGAACGGTAGAAGTTTACGGTTTTGAAAATGGTTTATCAACTGGCGATTATAGCTACGATGTTCAAGGTGGTGGTGGTGGTTCAGTAATTGAACTTACTTCAAACGAAAATGCACCCGAGAACTATTTACCGTTAATTTACAAATCTTTAACTCCAGGACAAGAAGGAGAAGATTTTGATAGCGGTTTTGAAAATCCAGCTCCTTAATTTATGGGGATTGAGGAATTAAAAAATATGGACGCTAATAAGGTTAGAAATAATTCTAGCCTTATGCGTTTATATATTGAAATCTTTGAGCAAACATTTGGTTATAAGCCGAATTGTGCTGGTTGCACATTTAAGAAAGATTTTCAAAAATTAATTAATTCAAAAAAAACTACAACAACATTAAAAACTACAACAATGAAAAAAACATTTAAACTTAAAAGAATAACGGGGCGCATTTTAACTTATAAAATAAATGGTAGACCTATTAGAAAGTATGACAACAAGTTAACGGAAGATTTTGTAATTGGCTATCTTACTCATGGAACTGAACAGGAACTTGAAGAGAGAAGAAAGCAGTTTGAAATTTTACCAAAATTAGCAAAAAAAGAAGAAGTAAAACAAGTTATAGATTTTTCAAAAATGAGCAAAAAACAGCTTATTACATACGCGCAAGAAAATAATATTGAATTAGACGAATCTTTGACTAAAAAAGAAATAATTGAACTATGGAAAAGTCAACAAATGTAAGAGCTACATTAATTGAACTTTGGAAAAGGGTAGTAAAAATTTCTGACAAAGATACTTCTAAAATCTACATAAATGGGGAAAACAATCTGTACCCCAATGAAATTGAAAGAGTTATAAACAACTCGACTACTGCTAAAAGTTCCGCTAAATTAATGGCTAAATTCATTTCAGGAAATGGAAATGAAAATAATTTTGTTGTCAATTCTCAAAAGAGAATTACTATTAATGACTGCCTTTCTGCAACGGCAAGAAGCTTAGCATATCACAACGGTGCATTCATTCACGTAGGGTATGGTATAAGTGGTGATGGCAAGTTAGAGCGACAATCTTTAGAGGTTCTCGATTATACAATGTGCAGAATTAGCAAGGAAGATGATTTAGAAAATGCTGGTAAAATCTATTATAATGATTACGAGGTTAAGAAATCATTTGGAACAAAAAAAACTAAAGAAAAATGGTTTTATCCTTATAACCCTAACTTAGATGTAGTATTAGCACAAATTAAAGCAGATTCTAAAAACTTTGAAAGTTTAGAGAAAGCCATTGGGAATTATAGAGGTCAAGTATTTTATCTTAATCTAACGCCAGAGTACATTTACTCAATTTCAAACGTTGATAGTGTTTTCAATTTAGCCGATACCGAGTATCGAATAGGCTTATATATAAATAAAAATGTAAGAAGTGGATTTTTAGGGAAAACAGCAATTTTAACTAAAGGGTTAGATGTTGAAACATCGGAAAAAGTACAAAAAGATTTAGCCGCTTGGCTAGGTGCTGAAAATTCTGATAGCCTTTACCATTTAGATTTAGATACTTCGGCAAATTTAGATGAGGTTTTGAAAGTAATTCAGATGAAGGCTAACTTTGACGAAAAACTTTTTTCTGAAACTATTAAAAATATTAAGAAATCAATTCTTTCGGCTTTCAATAACATTCCAGAGGCTTTGGTAAGTTCTTCAGATAGTGCGCTTTTTGGTACTAATTCAGAAACATACTCTTTGATGAAGTCTTTTTATAATGAGCAAACAAACGAGGAAAGAAAAAAATTAGAAGAAACATTTTCTTATTTAGGATTTCCAATTCAAATTATTAAGTTATGATAACTAAAGAGGATTTTGAAAAAATAGGAGTAGTCGCTAAACATTGTGATTCACAAAAATTAGATATTGCTGTTCAAGAGGCTATTGATTTTGATATGTCTAGTTTATTTTGCGAAAACTGGGAGTTTTTAAAAGAAATAATGCTAAAAGAAGATAAATCAGAGGATGAATTATTACTTGTTGTAGGGGGTGGTTATGTGGGGTGTGGTGGAAAATCAAAGAATAACTTTGGTTTAAACCGCACCTTAGCATACTACTCGTACTCTAGGTATGTAATATTGAACGGTTTCAACGATACTCCTAACGGGATGGTGTCGAAAAGTAATGATTTTTCAATTCCTAAAAGCATGAAGGAGCTTGAATTATTCGCAGACCGTTATAAAAATATGGGTTATCAATCATTTTTAAGTGTTATGGATTTTCTTTGCTCAAATAAAGAAAAATTTACTAACTTTAAGGCTGGAAAATGTAAAAATTGTGGATGTGTTTCTGGATGCGAAAACAAAACATCTTCTATTAAAAGTAAAATTATAACAAAGTGAGTTGTATCGAATTATTAAGAGGCCAAGATAATAGATGCGGTGTATTTCAAAAGAAATATGCACAGCAAATTATTTTGATAAATAAATCAGATATTGATTCTTTTCAAAGAATTTCAAGCAATTCACGCCACGTTTTACGTTTCATTTTAAAAGAAGGAAAAGGCGGTTTTTTGTTTGCAACCAATGATAAAGGGAATAGTGTTAATGCTAACTTTTCAAAAGAAATTAAAGAGGGTATTCCGCAATATAAACACTCGGTATCATTTCTTTTAATGGGAGTTGATGAAGATACTAAGTTAATACTAAAAGAATTAGACAATTCATTTTTCTTTGCTTGTACATTATTTTCAGACAACACGATTGAAGTTTACGGATTTGATTTTGGCTTAAACTCCGATTACGAATATGCGCCACAAGATAACGCTGGGGGTTCAATTATTAATCTTGTTTCTGAAACTTTAGAGAATGAACCACCTTATGTTTATCAAAGTGGCGATCTATCGACTGGGTTAGAAGATTGGGATAATTTATTT